TTCGTAAATTCGAATACAATCCGGGTTAGTTCAGGGATTATCATTCGAACCGACTCTGTGTATATCGTACCCGAGCTTTTACTTTCGCCGAGTTCCGGTTCTCTCGAAGGAATCTTCGAAATTGAACTCACGTCCTCTCTCACTGACCAGAAAGCGGTTCCGCTTTTTAACACTCAAACGGAAAGATTCACTCCACAAGCGCGCCCGACAAGGAAAACTTTCTCCTCGCAAGTGTTCGAGCAGTGGTCGGCTGTTTCTGGAACTCCACCCGTATCAAATAACAGAATTGGTCTTTTGTCATATCGAAAGAATTCGGTCGGCGGTCCTGTCACCACTCTTTCCCGACTTCTTCCCGTATATGATCCGAAACTTATCGGAATCGATGTGGATCTTGATCCCGGTATCGGGGAAAATGATTCACTCGCCGAAGCCATCAACTGGATTTACAATCACTTCGAAAACAAAGACTTTCTAAAAACAACACCCTCGCCCGGATACGACAACGCAAACTTTCGAATACGAACTCAAGGGAACTTTGCCTTTTGGAGTAAAGACGAAGGAGGACACTGGTTCCCTTTCGCATAACCCCGCCAAGTGGTCCGGCCTCACCCGTTTCAGGTGCGGGCGGTCATTGGGCGGGGAATATAGGCTCAAACAGATACGACGTTTACCCTTCCGGCTCCTATACGATCGGAGATTTTTGGCACGTTGTGGATGCTCATATCGATTACGGATCTACGGTTACGGACTGCAATACGTGCGGAGGACAAGACTCCTGTCACCAAGTAGGGCCTTGGTTTGACTGCCTTTCCTGCCCCGGAGGGTATTCGCGTTCGGTCAGCATCGGGCTTTGCTGGGTCGGTGGAGGCCTTTTTGTGCCTTGCTGTACTGTGACTTGTTGCATCAACTCATGCAATACTTGTAATATTCCGAATTGGTATACGAGATACCGCGTTTTTAAATACGAATTTTTACAGTGGAAACCCGTTCAAACCTATCAGGTCGCCGGACGGTATTGGAGTTAAGATTTTGCAAAATGAAACAAAGAAAACGGAATATTATAACAAACGGCTCTCCCTTTGTCTTTCCTGTCCGCTGCTTCTAAAAACCTTTCTCTCCGAAAGATGTTCTTCTTGCGGCTGTTTCGTGCGGCTCAAAACAAAACTAAAATCAGAGTCTTGTCCGATAGGGAAGTGGGGGAAAGAATAAGGGTATGGGATGTTGTGGCGGAGGTAAAAACACATTGAACCAGGATTTAATTTTACAACAGATCGGACAACTAAGCCAGATCGGAAAGAACAAAGGAAAAAGCGACGAAGAAGCGGGAAAGGATGCGTTTCGGTTTGTGAAAAGTCTTCTTGTTAAAGCCGGGGAAATTTCAAAGAATTTTCCTTCCATAAACAAGGAGTTAATTTTTCATCAAATGGCTTCTCAAGCATTTTCTCAATATCACACAAACGACAACCAAGATGAGATTTTAGATACGGTAACAAAATCCGTTTCCACTTTTGTGGAAATGAGTAAAAAACTTTCCGAGGAATTCGCCGTATGACCTCAATGATTTTGAAACTCATCCATCCGTTCCGGTTTCTACAATCGGGTCTTTTTACTTCCATTTCTCTTTGGTCGTACAAAAGAACAAAATTCATTTTTCGAAACTACTGGTCTTTGATTTTTGAGGAGATTCCCGTTTTTTCTTTCAACGTTGTAAAGCGCAGTAACCAAAAACCCTTTAGCAGTTTTCGAATCGCCCTTCTTGGTTTTGAGTTGGTCGTTCTTTTTTACAAGAAGTAAAATACTTGCGGTCAGGGGTTATCCCCTTGGCCGAATTGTAAAAATTTTTCATAGTCTCCGAGTAGATCCTCTTTTACGATAAATTCTAAAAGTCTGTCCCGATCGATGTAGATTCTGTCAATACTTTGCAGGATTTCATCAAAGACCCGATGGCTGAGTTTTTGAAAATAGAGACCTTCGGTTAAAAGTGCGCGGATTCTTAAAACTTCCGGATGATGCCTAAAGGGTACGTTCAAAGTTTTTCTCCTGCTGGTAGAACTTACCCCGCTTTGAAGTATCGGAAACGTTTTAGGTTATGTGACGGTTTCAGACTTTAATACGTTTGAAAGTTCGATTGCTTCCTCAATGTCTGCGAGAAACGACCTTGCAAAAAGCATAGGAATACTCGAATCATCCTCAATTTCTTTCAGTTTGGATTGAATCGAGTTTTTGATTAAAGTCAAATCTTGGATTATTACGCCTAGTTTCCCAAGAATCGCGACTGAATTCACTCCTTTGTCTGAGGTAAGCGCAAGTGAGGCGGCGAGTTCTTTCGCAACATCCGGAGACAAAGACGTGATGTTGTCACCCAAAACGCGGTTGTAGGTCTTCATAAGGTTCTCGACCATAACCTCAAGCATTTTCTTATTCGCACTTGCCTTCTCTTTCGATCCGATCGTTCTTAACGCTTCTTTTTGTACGTTCGATGCCACGGAATCAAAGTCGAAATTCTCAAATTCTCCGGACTGTAATTCTTTGATATAGTTTTGAAGGACACTTGGTCCACGGCTTCCGTATTTGGAACGGTTTTCTTGATACCACCGAAACGCTTTTAATTGCATCGTAGAATTCGGTTTGTCGTTTGCGTCTTTACAAAATGTTCCGATGACTTCCGCAATTCCTAAAGGTAACGAACGATCCTTTTTGTGAACGAGTCGAAATAGTTCGGGGCTAAGGTTATTTAATGCGAGTCGTTTTTGAATCTCGCCTTGTTTAATTCCTAATTCCTCCGAAATCCGTTTTATATCCCACCCGTCCTTAACAAGCTTTCCATACGCAATCGCTTCGTCGGTTGGAAGTACGTTTCGTCTGTGATTCTCGGAAATCTGCGCCGCAAGCCGCGAGTTCTCATCCGCAAACCTTTTTGTTACGACAGGGATTTCAAAACTTGCGGAAAGTTTTCCTTCGGCTATAAGCTCCTTTACCGCTTCGTAGCGGTGGTGTCCCGCAACGACTGTCCATTGTCCGTCTTTAAAATCGATGGTCATTGGAAAAGAAGGATCATAACCGTTCTTGAATATTTTTTGTTTTAGAGTTTCAATTTGCGTGCGGTCATAGTCTTCTTTTTTTGTATATTGGCTGACCACGCGGATTTTGGAAAAAGGAAGTCTTGTGGGATTTGTTTGTCCGCTTTTGGGGCGTTCTATCTTTTTCTTTCTCGGTTTTCTTTCTTTTTTTGGAGGATTTTGGTTCGGTTCATTTTTTGGTTTTTTTACGACCTTCCAGCCGTTGCTTGTTTTCTCGTGAAAACGCCCGTCGTCCCAAAGATTCGTTGTTCCAATTTGAGCCGCCGGACGGCCTCGGCCCGCTTTTTTTAATGAGAGCAGTTCTCTATTGGATTTTTCTACCGCCTTTCGTATCTCAAGAAAACTTTTACCCTGGACTTTTTGGCGACTTTTTTTGTAATTCCCTGCGCGGATCGGGGAGGGTGTGGGGTTAGATTTTAAAATGTTTAAAAACGGACCCGAAGAGACAGACTTGTCTGTCTGTATTTTTTCCTCTTCGTTTTCGTTTTGGAATTCGGTTCGTTCGAAAAGGAAGTCTGATAAAAACTTTGCGCCGAGTGCTTTAAACTCTTTTGCGAGTTTCTTTCCTGCTTCTGAGGTAAGTTCTTTGGAGGAATTTTTTAAAACGCGGAGAAAACACTTTCTGGAAAGGGAATTCAGCTCAACCTCTTTCCATTCTTCTCCCTCTTCGTCCATCGCCCAATCTTGCCAATCGGGGTTTTCCTTTGACATGGCAAGGTGAACTTTATCTAAGATTATTTCCGCAAGTTCCGGGTTAATTTCTTCTTTCTCTAGTACCTCCAAGGGAAAAGAAAACCCAGACCCGTTATACCGTTTCCGACGGCATTATGATTTCGATTTTTGTTTCGTTTTTAAGTTCATGGATTGCGCTTACTAGTGCGCTTCTTTGATCGCGGTCGAGTGATCTTACAAACCCCTTAAAATCCCCTGTCTGAAATAAAGATCCCCAAGGCAAAATAACAATCGCCGGATTTAATTTGTGAAGAAGCCTAAACGGTCCGACGAAAAGATCCTCAATCCGTTTTACAAAGGTCGGGAGGTCTTTCACAGTCGCGGGGTCATAGTGGAGGGTCATAATTTGACCGGGAATTTCCGACTTAAATTGAATTTTGTGGATCCACGACTTAACTGCGATTTTATTCATTCCATAGAGATACAGAGGAAAGATTAAAGAAAGCCTCAGTCTGTGTTTCAATTCCGCGAGATAGTAAGTAAGAATCTTGTGAATTTGCGTTCTCTCAAAGGTTTGTTTGAACCTTTTCATTTTTTCTTTTAAATTGAACTTCATGTAAATTTTTTATTCTCCTGGAATCCCCCGCGTGTTTAAATTCGAGATCGGTTTCATTTTAAATAGCTTTGGCTTGTCCCGGTCTTCTCCAGAGCCGCCTTCGATAAACCCGGAAATTCGAAACGTCGGGTGATAGTCATAGATTACAGAATACCCGTTTCGCGGCTTATCGGAAATCCACTTGATCTTTGAATCCCCGAATAGAATAAAATCTTTTCCTTTCTCGTGCGTTACAAGCCCTTGTTTGCCTTTCGAAAATATCCGGTCAATACTTGCAATCGGCGAATAGGAAAGAATGTCCGTTGATCCCGTTTGAAACTGGATATACTCGGAATGTCTTAAGGTCGAGACTAAAAGCGTGACAAGGTCTCCTTCCCCGAGACGGTAACCTCCTCCTATGACTGCCAAAAGTTCGCCGTCTTGAAACGTGATTTGGGATCTGTCAAAAATCTTACGCGCATCGGCATCCACTCGATACGTTTTGTAAGCAATTTTTACCGGATGCTGAAATTTTAGTTTTAGTCTGTAAAAGCCGCTTACTCTTTTCGGAAATACAACACTGTTAAACGTGAATCCTGAGAACTCCACTTCTTCGGGTTCGCCTTCTTCGGGAATAAAGAAAACTTCTTCCACTCCCGTAATCGCACCGAGTGGAAGTTTTGGAAAAAGAATGTATTCGTTTTTACCTTCGGCATCGACTGTGATAGTCTCTTCCATCTTAACTTTGTATTTGAGTAAAACGCTATTCCAGTATTTTAGGTTTTCTTCAACTTCAATGTATTCCTCTTCGATTCGTTTGATCGACAAGGGTTTAAACGTTTCTCTTGAGATAAGAGTCGCGGATGAGATTTCGGAAATCGGAGCAAAACGTGTAAAAACCTTTTTTCCTTCCACCCTGTAAGCCATTTCTTCCGAGATTTCCAATTCTTCTTGGAATGTCCTTACCAAGCCTTCAAAACAGAATTTGCAATCGGAGATTCTTTCCTCTTGCGGACACGGACAGGGCGTAAGCCTGTACCAAAGCGCAGACTCACCCCGTCTATCAATCATCTCCTCGTTTGTTAAAGGAGTAAGAACGTTCGGTTTTGTTGTGATCGAAAAAGGGGTAATACCCCCAAGGCCCGATTTTCGCAATGTATTAGAGTCTTTGAATGTGTGTGGCTTGCGTTACGAACTCGGATCGTTTTTTGTCGTAACCGCGACGCAGTTCAAAAGAGACTGTCATTCCCGCCTTTATGTGTTCGTCCTTTATCTCAGAATACTTTGCATTGAAAAAGTAATCTCTTCCGTTCGAGTCCGAGGTGATAAATCCGAAACCTCCTCGATTTTCTGTTCTGTTCCAAGGTACGTATTTTTTGATTGTTCCTATAAAGTAATCTTCTGTAGTGTTAGTGTCTTGCATTTCCAACTGATGTAATTTGCGAGCCAAGTCCCCGAATCTTCGGGTTCGTGGCTACACGTGGGTTCCTCCCAGACCCCAATTGAAAATAACTCAGTCTTTGTTATCGGGCCGTATTTTCTTTCGAGCCTGATTCGTTCTTCGTTTGCTTCTTCATTTTGGCGGTACTGTTCATCGGTGACGAGTCTTCGTTTTGCGTCTCGGACTCTTCCCTCTCGAAATATTTCTGCGATTTCATCGTCGTCTTCTTCTCTTTCTTCTTCAAACTCTTCGTATTCGTGCGAACAGTTGGGATGAACCGGACAGCAAAGCCAAAATTCGGAAGTCTTTCGATCAGCGTTGCTTTTTCCCGGCCACACCGCTGTTGTGGTAACCGGATCACCGCTAAACTGATCCTCTCCGAGAAAGGAGAGCCCAAGACTCTCCATATACTTTTTGTCGTGTAAATGACCCAAAGAAGGAAAAACGCGCGCGATTTGGCCTAAGAATTCTTGGCACGTCTCACAACTAACCGGCTTGTGATTTTCTTCGTGCAAAGAATTAGTAACTTCCGCCGGAGAAACGAACATACGTAACACCGGGTCTTTCATTTGCGAGACAGAGAAGTTTTCCGTTGTTACAGTTTATCTGAACCTCGGTATATGCAAAACGAGTCATATCGCGGTTTAAATGATCGGTTACAAGTTTTTCATACCGTTTTTCACGGCGGCGCCTCAAAGAATCTGGAATTCCTTCTTCAAATAATCCAAGGGCTTCTCTCAATTCATCATCATCCGGCGAAATCATGAGAGAACGAATTTCTTCCTCGGTTGCGTTCCTGGCAAGTGCTTCCGCGATCTGTCTTCGATACATCTTCGTAATCAGTTCATACGCCTTTCCTTTTCTTTCTCCGTTTTTGTCATATATGGCGAGCCATTCCGCGCCTCTACTTTGTGCATATAGAAGGGAATACGTTTGTTCTTTCGTGAGTCCAATTTTTTCTTCGAGAAGTTCAATGTCTTCAAGTCCCGGAAGATTGTTTGCCTTTGCGGTCTCGGAGAATTCCGGCAAAGTCATTTCTTTAAGTTCGTTTTCGTTGACTCCGTGACCGAGTAAATACTCTGCGACGTATCCAAGGATTGACGCCTTGTTTCGTTCTTTCAGATAGATCCGGTTCCAGTCTTGCGCGAGAAAATCAAAAATCTCCTGATCGGCCGTTTCTAAATCTTCACGTCTTACGACTCCTTCGGGAAATTCTAACGTTCCGGTTTGATTTCGAAGAAAGGAATAATCCGCCTCGGCCGTTATGCTCAACGTCCTTGGCATATACCGCGGACGTACAAGAAGTTCTCCAAAAAACTTTCTTCGCAAAGCTCCGAACACGTCCGACCAAGTCGATTTTGAAACTCGAAAATGAATTCCGTTCTTTGGATCACCAAAAAACGCGTATTGTAGAGAAAGAAAATAGTAAAGCCAAGCGTAGGTCAGTTCTCGAGCCGAGCGGTATTCAGACAAAGGCGACTCTCGTTTTATCACACTTTCCTTCTTATCTTCCGGACATGGTAAGAAGTTTTTCCGCTTTCCAAAAAAGGATATGAAGAATCGTATCCCGAGAGTTTTGGTTAAAGGTCGCAGAAATTACGGAATCAAATAAGACTTGCCTGTCTTGCGCGGAAAGAGACTGCACGCGATTGGAAAATTCTGTGTCGGTTTCGATAGTCCCAAAACGGATTCCAGTCTCACGTAAAATCTTATACGCCTTTGCAAACGTAAGATACAAAATCGTATCCCGATTCTGTGAATTCGATATCGCAGAAATAAGACTGTCAAAAAGGGTTTGTTTTGCTTTTTCGTCTAAAGCCAAAATCTCTTTTGTAATTTCTAATGTTTCTAAATCCTGTCGGCCTTCTTTTTTTATTTCCTGTTTCGAAATCTCTTCTAACTCTTCTTTTTCTAATTCGATCTTTGTGTCCGTCTCTTCCATGAATTACCTCGTTTTCTTTTTTAAGGCTATTTGGTTTCAAGGAATCGGAACTCAATTTCTATTCCAACTCTCTCCGATTCCAAAACGGGAGAGTCTTTCTTTCCTGAGTGCATCCAGACCTTTCGGTTTTTTACCCATTTCTTTTTTGAGTCTTGCGAGTGAAGAAGTTACGATTTGATTTTTTTTACCGATTACTCTAAGTGCAAAATACCGGAGTGCGTCCATTGCGTGATCGTGATTTTTAATCGGAATCTCTTTCGCGTTCTTGTTATCCTTCGGGTCTTCCCAAGAGTAGATTGAGAATTCTTCGATCGTATGGACGCAAGACCGAAAGATACGGAGTTTGACGCCATGTTCCGCTTCGAGGAGCCTTAGAACGGCCTGGATTCCGGTGGAAATATCTTTGTCGGCGGTGAGCGTTAAAAACCCGCACTCGGCCATAGTCGCACGGTCTTCCGCGTCGTGGTCGGCTAAGAGAAAAAGATTCGGTTTTCTTTTTTTCTTTAATTCTTCGCAGTGCGCGCGAACTGTTTTTTCGGAAACGTAATACTCGTCCGCAAGATACCAAGTTTCGTTCGACTTATCGAAATAGAACCAAAGGAACACGAAAGGGTTTGTGTAACCAAAATCGATCGCACCGGCACAGTCCCAGCTTAAAGGAATCTCAAACGGTTCAACGATCGCAGATTCAAATTTCGGATATACAAGACCTTGAACGTCTACCCACTGTCCGAGATAAAGCCGGTCTCGTTCGATTCCCGTCATCTCTTCGAGCATCTGTTTATACTCATCACTTATATACGGATTGTCGAGTGGCGTCCAGTGCCTGCGCGACATTCTAGAAATTCTTTGTAACGAAAGCGCATTCCCGGTTTCGGGATCTTGTCTAAGAACGAAGTAGTTATATATCCAGTGAAATCGGTTTCTCGGATTGCAATCAACGACTAGCTTATTCACTAAATCCGGTCTTACATACGAAAGTCTTGTTTTGATTTTTTGGAATGTTGCGTAGCTGATTTGAGTCGCTTCGTTTATAAAGATCGTGTTGTACTCGGTTCCCATAATTTTTTCCACACGGTCTGAGTCGTCGAGTCCTGCTCCGTAAATCTCAGAATCGTTTAAAAACGTTACGACAAAATCTGATTCATTGATTTCAAAGTCGCGACCTCGAACCATACCCATATCGCGAAGACAGGGAAGCAGAGTTTGTTTCCAAACGGAAATTTTTAAATGATTTAATCGATACCTTGCGATTAGGTGACGGGATTCTTTGGAGATCCAAGCGCGTGATATGATCGCTTTTATGACGAGATAGGTTTTGCCACAACGTGCACCTCCGTCGTAGCAAATTTCTTGAATATGAGGATCGGACCAATCTTCTTCAATCGCAAGGGATTGTTTCTTTGAAAAAACTTTGTTTCTGGATTCAAATTCGTATTTCTTATTTTGTAAATTCTCCCGTCTCTTCGTCTTCAAGTCTCACCGTACCGCCGATCAGCTTTTCAATCGTTCCGGGTTTCTCACCGACTCCTGAAACAATTTGAATGTTGACCGTTGCTTTCTCATCTCCGTTTCCGGACTCTTGCCTTATACTTTCCGGCAAACCGAGGGATCGGAGAAGCTCACGAGTAAGTAGATTTCGAGATTTTAATAGGAGTGAGATTTCTACGTTTGAAGTTTCAGAGTCATAAAGCTTTTCCCGTAAAAGGTCCAGGTACTCTGTTGCTTCCTGGTTCAAACGTGCTAACGCCGTGACCTTATCCGTCAATATTTGCACCGCGAATTCTTCCCTCAAATTTCCTACAATTTCCTCACGCGATTTTGTCCAAGCCCGTCTTTGAACGAAGTTGTCTAAAGTCTTGTAGGAAATTTTAAATTTCCTGCAAATATCTTCCCGTTTTTGTCCTCTAAGATATTCGCACCGTATGAGTTCTATTTTTTCTTCGGATAACGTGTTATATGAAGTTGAAGGTATAGCCTTCGCCACATTCTTCTTTTTGGGAAGTGCTTTCTTCACGGTCTTTTTTTTCGCGCGCGCCACGATCTTTATTGTAAGTTCTTTTCGTTTTATCGTACAAAAAAGATTGTGCTGTTAAGAAACGAGCTTCTCTAAAACTTCGATCAGATTGTTTTTGGATTCTGCACACGACCGCGCATCCAAATCGATTCCAAAAAATCGTCTTCCGTTTTTAAGTGCGGCCTTCCCTACCGTCCCCTCCCCTACAAACGGATCAAAAACAAGTCCGCTGTATGGACTGCCTGCTTTGATACAAATTTCAAAGAGTTCCTCGGGTCCGACCGCCGTATGACGGTTATGGGAATTCGGGGTTGCAATTTGCCAAACCGATCGTCTGCGCGCTGTGAAGTCCTGATTTTTGATTTTGTTTTTGATGATTCTGTTTTTTACGTTTGTCGGATCTTCCGCGCCTGTAAGAGAGAAATCTTTTAGACCGTGCGTTTTTTCAAGGGAATGCTCATTCACTCCCATTGCTTTTAAAAGAGATTTTGGGTTTTGATTTTCGTGATGGATTCCGTTTAAGGGAACGGCAACCGATTTTGAATCAAAGAAATACCACTCCTTATCTTTTACGAAAAACAAAACATACTCGTGCGAGTTTGTGAATCTTTTCGTAACGGATTCCGGCTTGCAAGACCCCCGATTTCCTTCTTTCGTCGTAATCGATTTGGCCCACACAATTTCTTGAATAAAATGGTATCCGATTCGACTCATCATCCGCACAAATCCGGATGGAATTCCTAATGCCTGTCCGTCTCGAAACGTGTCCCCTATATTGACAAAGATTGTCGCAGAATTTTTTAAAAGCGGACGAACTTCTAAAAATACTTTTCGAAGATTTTGTAAATAGCTCTTCGATTTTCTTTCTTTTCCTATCTCCATTTTCAAATTCAAATCGTCCTTATCAAGATACGCCCTTTTTTGAAAATACGGCGGTGAGGTCACAACCGAATCCACTTGACCTATATATTCCTTTGTCTCCTTCAAGGTGCGAATGATTTGAGCCGCATCGCCGTGGAGAATTTCAAAACTCATACAATTTTCTCCTGACAGAAAAGCGCAATTGATTCAAACAAATTATTCGAACACTTCCATTTCCCTGACTCAATTTCTGCTAAATACGACTGCGAATATCCTAACGCCTGTGAAAGCTGAAACTGTGTAAGACCGGCAGCCTGCCTAAGTTTTTTAATTCTCTCTGCGGTTTCCAGATTTTCGTTTTTAAAGGTTTTGTTAAAATATTCGGACTTTGCGGCATCGATACATTCTTTTACGACTGTTTTGAATTTCCCTCGCCACTCATAATTGAGATTCCTTCCGGAGACTTGGAGGATAAAGTTTTCGTCAGACAAACCGCTTAAATTTACTCTGAGGCCCTTAATTTTCTTCTTCGTCCAAAGCTCAATTACGGTTTGTATGGTTTCGTCTTTTGTAGATCCGTTTCGAATTTTTTTCAGATCGGATTTGAGTGTTGCGACTGCTATGCCTGTCTTTGAGGAAATTTCATTTAACCTTGTTATGGTTATTTTCTCACAGGTTAAAAATTCGGGACAAAACTCTTTATATATCTTGACCCTTGTTTTGTGACCTAATTGTTTTTTTAATGTATTTCGTCTAATTAAATAACTTAGCTCGTCTTCCGGATTTACTTTGTATCCGTCGATTTGCGTCCATCCAAGCAGCTTTACGGCCTCTATTCTATGCTCACCCGATAGACAAAGGTAGTCGTCATTTTGAAAATCGTATTTTACGGATATGGGTTCGTGTAATCCTTCCTGTTGTATATTATTTGCCAATTCTCTAATATATTCCTGTTCCCTTCTTTCAAATAACTCCTTATTTTTTTCGTGATACTTTATCTTGTGAATCGGTATCTGCTCTATTTTTAAATTAGTTTTGATTACGTGTAAAAATTGGCGTTCTTGCATACCCCCTTGTTATTTTTTCGTATTTAAAAGAGTCCTTTCGTTTTTTTAAATTCCTTGAAAATAATTAAGGACTGCCCCTTTTATCAATCAACAAAACCTTTTATTCTTTTTTGCGAATGTAGTTTAACAAAAAAGAATTACGGGGGTTATTTCATTCTCCCCGCGTTAGTTTTCAGATTTGATTTTAAGCCGCTTCGCCGTTTTTCCAAACTCTCGTTTTTATGGGTCTGTAGTTTGTCTTTTTGGTATATACGTATTTTTGTACGGAATACTCCACTCCTAAAGGCGCGCTTTGTTGCAGATCCAACGCCTTTTCGATCGCTTTTTTTAAACCGTCGTTTCCCGTAAAACATTCATGACCGGCCGCTCCCCAAACCCTAGGGGAATTATTTTGAGGGGCTATGTGTTTGTAGATATGATATTCTATTCGTTGGTCCATACTAACAACTTTACGCCACGTCGTCATAACCCTTTGGGGATTTTAGTATTCGGATTGCATCCATATATCTGATTGCATCACGGCGATTCATATATAGATGTTCTTCGTCGTTTTCTTTTACAAAAAACGTATCTGTTTCTTCTAAGGGTCTTCGAACTTTATATTCTTGTTCTTTTTTGTACAAGATCGGTTCCAGTACACTTTGGTTGGTTAAATTTAAATGGCTCATGCGACACTTTCCTGCGAATTTTCTTTCCCATTTTCAATTATTGTTTTTTTAATTTCTGAGTTTTGAATAAGACCCGGATATATCTCGTTTACGAATTTTTCGAAAAGGATCTTTTTTGTTCCTTCGTATTTTAGAGGATCTGAGTTTTGTTCGTAATATTCTAATTGGGGTTTGAGTAACTTAGTTTTACCCCATACTAAAAAACATTTGTAGGGATCTAAGTCCTTTATCTCTATTGGTTTGTCTGGCATCGGTTTTCTCTCATTGAATTTAGATAGATTTTGCTTTTCATTTCGCATGATACTTTTTTCAGCTCGTCTTTCTTCTCTTACAAATAACCTGGACCAAAACTTAGAGATGGATTCAGGACTTACCGACTGTTCATACCAAAACTTGGAATCTTGTTTTCTCAGTTGGATGAGTATCTTGATCTTACTTTCGATAACGTTCCATTCTCCTTTAGAGAATTCAAAGAGTAAGTTGAGTGCTTTTAGTTCCGAGGCCGGTTGTCCCATTGCGCTTCCGTGTTCCTTTAAATAGTAGTCTTGGAAGTTAGTTAGCCAAGCAGCCGGGAATTGAAATCGCGGATTCTCTTTTTGTTTGTGCTGATCTTGATTGTGTTCTTCTCTGCGCGCTTGTGCGGGCGGGCGGTACTCTCTAGAAACATTTAGTATTTGAGAAGAAAGTATTTGTTTTGATAGTCTTTGGTATATAGTATTTGGTAGGGTTTGATTTTCCGGGCCTGGATTTACCGCGACTGGATTTTCCAGGTGTGGGTTTCCCTGTAGTGGTAAATCAATTCTATGATTTTCTTCTTTCTGAATTTTTATTTCTTTTTCTATTAAAAGTTCCTTTTGTTCTTCTCTGTGCGCTTGTGCGAGCGGGCGGTACTCTCTAGAAGCTTTTAGTATTTGTGAAGAGAGTACTTGTTTTGATAGTCTTTGGTATATAGTATTTGGTAGGGGTTGATTTTCCGGGCTTGG